CCAAAAGTCATTAAAGAAACTAATTCGTTTTCATAATAAAGTCCCAATCTAATTTTAGATATACAATTACCTTGAATATGATTTTTTTCGAGAAATTCTCTACTTTCTTTATATGAGACTTCTTTTATTTCAGTCTTTCTTGCAAAAATCTTTTTAGATTTACCAAGTAAATTAAGTATCCTAGACTTAACAATATCTTGTTTATATGTCCAGTCGTCTTCATATATGTGTATTAAATGGATTTCTTTATCATTCAACTCACATTTTAAAGTTTTATCTAAATGATAATTTTTATGAACAAATTTTTCAGAGTGCCAATATAATCCATTAAATTCAAAAGCCAATTTTAAATCTGGTAAATAAACATCTAATTCATATGGGTTAATAATATTTTTTACATTTACCAACACTTCACCAAAATAATTTTTTTCAATAAATTTTAAAAAATCCTTTTCAACATTAGAAAAATTAGCGTTACATTTTGGACAACCTCTATTATATCTCAAATGATTAGATGGTAATTGTTCAAATTCACCATGTACTAAACAAACTATTTTGACATTTTTATGAGTTTTAATATATTCTACTTTTGAATAATCATACTTATCACCATGTACTTCTCTTGCTTTTTTAATAAAATATTCATTATTCATTGGTTGACATTGAGTCTTATTTAACATTCCACATTTTTTACAACCAAATTTTCTTGGAATATGTTTAGAAGGCGATTGCCAAAATTCACCATGTTCTGGACAAATTATACAAACTTTAGTATGATAATTAATATATTCAACTTTACTATAGTCATATTTATCATTATGTACTTCTCTTGCTTTTTTAATAAATTCATTTTTATTCATTTTTAATTTTCTTTTTCTTTCTTCTTTTGCACATATTTTACAACCCTTTCCCCTCAAATGATTATTCGGATTCTGTTTAAATTCTAAATCATGCTTTTTACATATTATTACTATTTTACTTTTATAATTCACATTATTATCCAACAAAGAATAATCATACTTTTCACCATGAATCTTTTTTGCCTTTTTAATAAACAATTCTCTTTTCATTTATAAACTCCTTAAAAAACAAATCTTTAATTGTTCCTTTTGTATATATTATAATTTTGTAAATAAAAAAAAGTCAACTTTAACAAATTATTTACTTTTAATATCTCTAAAGTAAATTTTAAAATTTAAACTTCTTCCTAGTGTTTCAACTTCATAACTATTCAATAATTTCGTGTTTGTTTTTAAACTCATATTTTATACTTCCACTATCATATATTCTAAATAAACCTCTTTTTAACATTATTTCATGTTCTGATTTATTAACATCGAAACCCTGTTCAACTAAAACATTTTTACGATATTTGAATCTTCCTTCACGTCTCCTATTAACAATATAATAATAATTTGATTTTGAAATATGATATAACTTAAAACCAATCTTATCATACAATGTATTACCATTATTCATTGTCCAACTTCTGTCAGCATAACTTATAACTTCTTTTGGAGTAAACTCTCGAAGAAAATGTTTAAACAATTTTTGAGCACCACCAACAACCGTAGTGTTTAGCTTATTACAAAATCTAATTAGTTCGAACAATCCTTTTCCACTTTTATTACCCAAACATTTTCTTAATTTACCAAAAGTCATTAAAGACACTAATTCATTATCATAATAAAGTCCCAATCTAATCTTAGATACACAATTTCCCTGTATGTGATTTTTTTCGAGAAATTCTTTTGAATCTTTATATGAGACTTCTTTTATTTCAGTCTTTCTTGCAAAAATCTTTTTAGATTTACCAAGTAAATTAAGTATTCTTGATTTAACTATATCTTGTTTAAAAACCCAATCGTCTTCGTAAATATGTACTAAGTGAATTCCTTTTTCTTCACATTTATTAGTTTTATCTAAATGATAATTTTTATCTTTATATTTTTCATTATGCCATTCAATTCCATTAAATTCGAATGCAATTTTTAAATCAGGTAAATAAATATCTAATTCTTTACCTTTTAAAATATTTCTATCATTTAATAATATTAAGCCTGTGTAATTTATTTTAATAAAATCTTTCAATTCATTCTCTAATTTAGAAATTCCATCAAAACCAAAAGGATTACATATTAAACAAATGTTTTCTTTATTTCTATATCTATCATATAAAATTTGAGAATCTAATTCAAAAAATTGTTTACATACTTCACAATAATATCTAACTTCAGATTTATTTAAATATTCAACTAAACTAATTTTTTGACCCAATTCATTTATTATATTATTAATATTTTGTATTGCTTTAGCTTTATTTCTTATTTTAGCTTTATTAATTGATTTAGAAATTTTACCAGCAGAATTTACTCCATATTTTTTTAAACAAGTCTTTTTTCTCTTTTCATTTTCTTTATCAACATCTCTCGTTTTAAAAGATTCAATAATTTTATTTCTAACATATTCAGACTTTTGTTGATGCTTTAAACAACAAAATTTAGCATATCCTTTATAATAACCATAAAACTTAGTTTCTTTTCCACAATGTAAACATCTTCCTTCATCTTCTTTTCTAATACATTTATCATAATATTCTTTCATATTCATATTATGATTTGGTTTAAGATGATATCTACTGAAACTATCAATTGTTAAATTGGTCTGAGTATTACAAATCTTACAAAATATTCTTTCTTTTTCCATTTTGGACTCCTTATAAATAAATTTTAGAGGGACAGACAGGCCAATTGGACTCGCCTGTTTGCAGAATTGCCGTTCTGCTTACCTCTATATTATTTATCTTTAAATAAATCTCCTATTTTCAATTTTTTTATCAAATTTGTCTCTCTATCTCTAATATTTATAATAGTTTCTGATTTTACACAAGAAAATTCTTGGGCAAATCTAATAGGTCCAATATCAGCAATCATCTCTTCCTTCCACTCTTCATCTCTACCAGGAACTTCCCACCAACCAACACGAATAGGAAAGAAGTTGTTTGACTTTTCCTTTCTTACTGCCTTTGACCAGAACTCATAAAAGTGGTTCAAACCTTTGGGAGTTTGATGTCCGACATATCCGTTGTATAAAACTGAATGACACCATTTATCATCTTCAATATGATTCAATGAAAAATCAAAAACTTCATTCTCAGATTCTTCAATAGAATTTATTTTAAACCATTTTAAATCACTTCTAACATTATTTTCAATAAAAATTTTCAATTTATCATTTTCAGAATCAAGTATTTCTTTTTTTCTTTTCAATAAATATTTTCTCGAAAAAACCTTTTTACCAACTCCATTATTAAACAAATTCATTTTACGAACTTCATTAGAATAATTTTCTTTAATAATTTCTCTCGAAAATGGAATTATATCATGACTATTTCTAGTTCCTTTAAAATCAAGAAATTTTAAATTATTTTGTTTTCTTTCAAAATTAAATCCAACTAAATTATAAAATTTTAATGAATTTTCTTTATCCATCAATAATCTATAATTTTTAGTTATTTTTTTAACTTTTTTAGTTGGTTTTGTATCAATTTCTAAATAATCAGTAATAATTCCTAAATTTAATAATAACATTTTAATTTGTAATATCATTTTTTTTGAATTCATAGAAATTCCAACAATACCATTATCTTTTCTTGAGTAACCATCTCCATCAAAAATTCCAGATAACATTGCTAAAATGTTTTTCTTACTCATCGAAAGAAGTTTATTTGGAATATATTTTTCTTCAGCCTTTAATTTTAAATTAAACCCAATATGCTCTAAAAATAAAACTAAGTCCTTACACATAATATTATAATGAAACTTACCATCAAAATAATAACTTAAACCCAAATCATCTAAATATTTCTTTACATTATCTCCACATGTAATAGTTACAGAACCCCCAACAAATATATCATTCTCATTATATTTTTTATAGACATTACCTTTCGCCAAAAATAAACCCAAAAAATAAGCCAATTTCTCATTTATTTTTTTACATTCGAAAATATTTTTAAATCTATTTGATTTTTCTGAATTAAAACCCACAAAATCATCATTACCCCAAACATTCATACCATATTTAATAGAAATAAAATCTCCAACATCTAAATCAGATGATTTATACCAACCATATTTTCCATTTTTACATGCCCACAATTTATGATTTTTAGAGCATTCTAATTTTCCAAAAGTTGTTTTTAAAATATTAGTCTTAACACGTCCACTATTATACATAGTAATACCTTTTCTAAGACCACCCATACCAACAACTTTATACTCTGGAACATCATATGATTCTTCTCTATTTTCATCAATAAAGTTTTCAACAGTTCTAATACCTTTATCAGTAAACACAAAAGTATCTTTAGTAACGCAAGAAATCATTATTATCTTACAAGTTTTACCACTTGATATAACAGGATAAGTTGATGTGATGAATTCTTCTGCTACGTGTGCTGGTACCTTTGCGAACTCATCAAGGAAAAGAAGGTTGACCATCAATGATGTAAGAGCTTCAGCAGATGTTGCTGATGCTATTATTCTTGAACCATTTTCAAAAACAACAGACTTCTTATTCCATCCATCATCTGTCAATCCCTGTTGTAACCAAAGAGGTAGCATTCCAATAGCCATTTTAATTCTCTTCAAGATATCAATTGCGGCATCTTGTTTATGAGCAACAATAGCTACCGTTTTGTCTTTATTAAACAATGCGTACCAAAGAAGGAATATTGTTGAAATAGTCGTATTATGTGAAAGTATTCCGTTTGTAAATAATGTATGATTCTTTGAATTAACTGTCAAATCAAACATTTCTTCTGGTTCAACTCTTAACTTTTCAACAGATATAATTTTTTGTAAACCAGACTTCGTAATAACTTTATCATCTTTAGTTAAATCTTTTACAAATTTTTCTTTCATCCCTTCAACCATTACAATATGATCGTCTGCACATTTAAGACTATATGATAATGTCTTTAGCTCCCAAACATCATATTTAACAGTTTTATGTAAATGAGTTATATCTTTCCAACCATCTTCAGTTTCAATTTCCCATTCATCTAATTCAAAAGATTCATTAAATTTTTCATCTGTAGGTTCTATCTGTTTAATCATTTAAAAACTCCAAACAGTCTTTTATTACTTTTTCAGGATTGTCTTTATAATCTTTTTTTCTTCAAATTTCTTTATCCATTTATCTTGTCTCTCTTGCCATCTTTTTAAACCTTCTTCTTTACCATACTTTTTAATACAAATTTCTTTGCTAAATGTAGTCTGTCTTTCTTTAACTTTTTACGTAGATTCCTCTTCAGTAAATCCTTTCTTAATCCAATATTCAACCCAAAATGACAAAAAAATATAAAAAAACTAAGATTTTTTTATCTTATCATAAAATTCACCAACAGATATTTCTTTAATTTCTCCAGTTTTTTTATTCCTAACCTTTATGTGATTGTTTTCACAAAAACATTTGCCACTTTGTCTGGCTATCTTAACGACACAATGCTTCTTACCACCCGGATTCTCTACGTAAGCTTTCAGAACCTTTTTCTGCCAGTCGTAAAGTGTTATCTTCTCTTTACCTCTATCAGGGTGAATTATGTAGAAATATTTCTCAGAAAAATATATGATATCTTGACTACATCTAATTAGTTCGTTTATCATATCTTGCGTGTAGTCTACCTTCTCTCCTGATCTTCTTAAGTTGGCATTACCTTGAAACATAATCAATCATCCTTTCTATTTGGAATGTTTTCATTTTCTACTTCAAAATCTGCTTCTATAGCATTCATCTCACTTCTTTCACTTGCCTTGTTTATCATATCAAGCAACTGCTCAGAACTCAGTGATATCTTGTTGTTCCCAATATCCTCAATATCTACTTGTCCTGTTTTAACATGAGCCTCAAATATGCTCTTGTTAAGTTCAAGAAGTGAGTTGTATAGTTTTCCGATTGACTCTATTAGTTTAGAGTAAACTTCTATCTTCCTATTGTCACATCCAATCTTTATATCCTGCTCGACCTTATATTGAACCGTCCTAGTTGACATAATCAACGTTCTCAATTCACTTCTTATAAAATCCTCGTCCTGGAAAACAGCAGGGTTCTTAGCTTGAGCTTTGACAATCTCCTTTCTATTCTCTATTGTTTGAATATCATTCTTGACTAACTCAACCTCTTTGTCAAATTTTTCTTCTTCTTTTATGTCGAACGCGCTTGTTAATCCTTCAAATCCTTCCATAATAAACACTCCTTACGTTATTGTGTCTGCGCTTGTAAACCATCTAAAGCCCTTCTCATCATCCAAGTAATCTCCACTGAATGTGTACTGAGCACTTGTTGGAAGTGCGCTTGTCGTGAGACTATCGGCAGAAGTAAACAAAAATCCTGAAGTACTAAATGTATCAGCAGAAACAACAATTCCATCAAAGTCTGAGCTACTTACTGATGTTGCTGAAACAGCAGGACTAGATGAATCAACAACAAAGTACTTACTATCAATGATCTTGATAATATTGCTATATTCGAATGGTCTGTACATCCAAGCTTCTACTGTCAAATCTAGTGTTCCATTAACATATCTTCTATCATCATCTGATATCTCTGGTGATATAAACTCTGGAACCACTCCTGGCATTGTAACTCTCAAGTCTCTTTCAACATTAAGAAACGAAAATTCCTTGACTCTTAGAAACAAAGCAGGGTTGAAATATGGTAAAACATTTTCCATTATTTGAGAAAAGTAATCCATAGAGTCTGTCATTATATGCATCGTATAACTTATATCATATGGTGCTGGTTGGTAGTCTCTAAGAATTTCATCAACATTTACTCCACTGGTAGCAATTATCTCCTGAAACCATTCTCTCCATTCATTCACACCATATGCTCTTTCAGCGTTATAAGCGATACCATTCATAACTAGTGCGATTCTTGGTGTAGAAATCCAATATCTCTGACCGTGTGATTCAACTTGAGCATATCCATTCTCATCGGTCGCGCTTGCTATATATTCATGATCTTCTATTCTATTTTGGTGTTCTTTCTCCACGGGACCAAATGAAATAGGAACATTGTACTCCTTTACGAATTCACCTGTTGATGTGTACTTGTGAACCTTTAGATCATTAAATAAGTCCATCAAAGCAACAGTTACATTTTTAATGGTTCGTGGATAATAATAAAAAATCATAAAAATACCTTAGTATTGCTGTTTATCTTCTACTCCAAGAGCATTGATTATCTTTTGAAGATTATCTCCAATATATTCCCAACCGTACATTTTACCAAGCTCCATTCCAAGATCGTCGTCAAAGTAGTCTATTCCTCTCTTCTTCATAATTCTTCTAGCCGTCTCAATAACATCATCAAGACCTTCAACTTCTTCTTCAGCATATCTGTCTAGTTCTTCTAAAAAGTTCATTTGAGTCTCCTTATTTCTGTATTTTCTCAAGTTTGGAATAATAATCTGACATTTTAGCAAGATTATCTAATGCTATTTTTCTAGCTATCGCTTCAGAGTCCGTATGTTTCATCTCAACCTTTATTCCCTTCTTCAGTTCTTCCTCGTCAATTTCTTCCGGTGGATTTCTTTTATACTCACCAGCATTAAAGAAATCTGACAAAAGTTCATATATCTTTTCTTCAAGCTCATGCTCGTCTATTCCAAGCTGTTCTGCTAATTCATGAACTTCTTTATCTGTTGGTTTCTCACTAGAAGAAAAGAAATCTATAATAGCACCCATCACCATATCTTCCTTTTCCAGTGCTACATTTCTTTCTTGCTCTGCCAAAAACTTTTTGAATGACATTTTATCCTCACATATTAAAAATAAATTTTAATTGTCCTGAATTATACAATCTATAAATATTTCTTTCTAACATAATCTGATGTTCTGACTTATCACAATCAAATCCTTGCTTAATCAAAACGTCCTTTCTATAATTGAATCTATTTTCTCTAATTCCTTTATTCACATAATAGTAATTTGGTTGTGTGATACAATGTAATTTAAAACCTAAATTATCATATAAAGTTTTACCATTA